GCCCACAAGGTAAAAATCGAGAGCACAGCTACACCGCGCGTCAAGGAGGTGTTTTCAAATGCAGAAATCGAGATCGCCTCCGCTTGGTTCCTTCAGACCATGCCGGAGGTGGTCCTGGCTTTGGAAACCGGCGTGCGCCGGGGCGAACTACTGGGTTTTTTCAAGTCGGATTTCGACACCAGACGGCATGTTTACAGCGTCGCCCGCACCGTGCGAAAACCACGCGGACAAGCCCCGGAGACAGCCGCGCCGAAGTCTTTGAGTTATCGCACAAATCCTCTGACGGACCGCGCTCTGCAAGCTGTGGAACTGCTGCGGCAGCGATATCCAGACAGTCCATATCTGATTCCGGGCCCGGATGGCGGGTTGATGCGCCCGGACACCTGGAGCCGCAGGCTCAAGACGGAAATGGACCGGATGGCGCAAAGGCATAAAGACATGCCGCGCCTTACAGCCCACGAGCTGCGGCACACACATGGAACCTATCTGCGCCGCCATGGCGTGGATATTTACAGTATCGCAAAAATTCTCGGGCATAAGGACGTGGAAGTCACAGCCCGCATCTATGTACACAATGAATTAAACGAATTACGCAAGGCGCTGCGCTGGATGCAGCGCCGAAGCCCTATTATATCTGGAGGTGCAGCATGACAATTTTTGAAGGAAGAAACCAAATTGCTTATAGTTACGGGCGCTTCGGATACACCCGGAACAGCGGCAAAACATGGCACGGCGGTATTGATGTTGTGGGAGTTGACAGCAGCATGATCCGGGCGGTAGTCGCAGGGATCGTGGTCTTCTCCGGCATTGTTACAAACAAGACGGACAGGACGTGGGAGTGGGGCTACTACGTCTGTATTCAGGGCAATGACGGCCGCTTCTATTACTACTGTCACATGGCACAGGCCCCGGTGGTGAGGACCGGACAAAGCGTTAATGCCGGCGCTGCGATTGGGATCATGGGCAATACGGGCAATGCTGCCGGAGGCTACAAACACTGTCACTTTGAGGTACGGACGGCGCGGAGAGCCTCGGCCGCCATCAATCCAGCACCCTACTGCGGCTGTGAAAACCGCGTCGGAACATACGGTCCTGTAAGCATCAAACCTCTTTCCAGCGAAGCGTGCATCATCAATATTGGGCCTGCAAGCACGGGAGATGTGAAGATGCTGCAGAACCTGGCTGCGTCCCTGCAGCTTGGCTGCACTGTGGCAGACAATGTGCTCTCTATTGGGCCCATGACGCCCGGCGACCAGGTAGCCGTCCTCACCATGGCGGACAAGCTCATGCTTCCTGCGGCTCAGGCCATCCGGCGCAAAATCATTGCGGTCACTGCGGACAGCCTCCGCGTGCGCAGCGGTCCGGGCACCGATGATTTCAAACAGGTTGACAGCGTTAAGGCTGGGCAAAAGTTCGAGGTCATTGACGAGTGTGACGGCTGGTATTTTGTCGAGACCGACGGCTTGGACGGATGGATCTCCGCAGAGTATGTTCGCGTAGTTGCATAACGGTTCTTTGTATATTTTTCATGTGGAGGTATACATATGCAGACTATTGTTTTGATTCTGGTGCTTGCCATCACGGTCGAAGCACTTATTCAGTACAGCAAAACCATCATTGAAATGCTGGAGAAAAAGCAGTACAAAACTTTCGCCACGCAGTTGGCGGCGATTCTGACTTCGGTCTTTATCTGCTTTGCTGCGGGGGTCGATCTGTACCTCCTTGGGGGTGTCTCCTTTGTGGTTCCGTGGTTGGGCACGCTGCTCACCGGCATCGTCGTCTCCCGAGGTTCCAATTATACCAGCGACTTCATCGCGCGCCTGCAGAACCCCGACATCGGGGAAATTGTTTTGGAGGACGTGATCGGCGTCGCGGACGCGGGCGGCAAAGCTGAGATACAAACCAGCGGCGTGCCCCCGAACGCGCGATAGAGGATACAAGTAATAATGTAGTGATTCATCTGATCGCCTACAATTATATAAGGTGGATTGCTATATGAATAGTCCAATCGGTTGGATCGGCGGCAAACGCGCCCTGCGGAAAGAAATCATTGAACTCTTTCCACAGGAGGGCGTTGGCCGCTATATCGAAGTATTTTTCGGCGCTGGATGGGTATTTTTCGGTAGAGAGAAACAGCCCGGACAGCTCGAAGTCATCAATGACAGAGACGGGCAGATCGTCAATTTATTCCGTTGCATCAAGTATCACAGAGCTGCCCTCCAGGAAGAGCTGGAGTGGCTTGTTTCGGCGCGTGAGATATTCTTCGCTGCCATAGCTCAACTGCATACCGATGGCCTCACAGATATTCAGCGTGCGGCACGCTTTTACTACGTGCTCAAAAATTCTTTCGGAAGCAATCGAAAAACCTTTGCTACATCTGGCAATGGAATCGGATGTTCTATTGACTATCTGGAGCAGGTTCAGCTCCGGCTGAAAGGTGTCAAAATTGAAAACCGTGATTTTGAACCCATTTTGAAGACCTATGATCGGCCGGACGCCTTATTTTATCTGGACCCTCCATATCTTGGAACGGAGAAACTCTATGAAGGTATATTCGGGTGGGAAGACCACTTACGGCTGGCCGCAAATCTTAAAGAGCTCAAGGGCCGGTTTGTGCTTTCATACAACGATGATCCGCGTATTCGGGAGTTATATGACTGGTGTGATATAAAAGCCACTGCACGAAGGGAAACACTGTCCGGCGCTGGGAAAAATCAAAGTTCATTCAAGGAAATAATCATACGTAACTATTAACATCGCCTTGTACGATATTCGTACTTTTAGACCGTATATCGGATAATAAGAACGAAATCGCGTATTATAATACGCGGGGCGATCAGATGATCAAAAACCATCTGTCAAAATTGCTCGGTGAGCGTCGGTGGACACAAGCGGATCTTGCTAGAAAGACGGGCATACGAAGAGCCACAATCAATGAACTTTATAATGAACTAACGGACCGAGTGAACTTGGAGCATCTTGACCGTATTTGTGAGGTGCTCGAGTGTAGCGTTTCGGATGTTTTAGAGTATGTCCCAAATCCACAGCGCAAAACGGGTGCAGACCTGATTGTCGAAGAGCACGGCAACAGGCACAAAAAGCCTAATTTTTAGGCATTAAAAAGGGCGTTTACAAGGCATTAAAACCTTTGTAAACGCCCTTTTTGTTTTTGAACTTTTGTTGCAAAATCGCAACACGCTTTTCTCATTCTTTCTGAAAAGTTTTCTCATTCTTTTTGAAAAGCAACATTGACGCCTGTTCCAAATTCCACATATGGTGCAAAGCTCGTGACGCCGGTATCGGTGTAGACGCGCCCGACGATTTCCCCGGTCTCACTGTTCAGCATCTCGACCTTGATGCACTTCCCAACGACATTGGGAGCCATCCGGATGGCCAGCTTCGCCGTGTCGTCCAAGGCGCGCCGCACACCGCGCTCTGCTGCCCCCGGCAAACCGTCGATAATGCGCTGCAGTCCCGGCCCTGTACGTTTGAAATCGAAGGTCACCATTTCACACGCACCGCCTCTATCAACGTTGGGTTTTTGGGATGTATGCCGCCTATGAACACGCTGCGCACGGCTTCCACGCGGTATTCTCCCTGTCCGTAATCCTCCATAGCTTCCCCGTGCATCTCTACGGTGCGCTGCACCGCAGGCTGCGTCATGTACAGACGGTCATCCTTGCCTATGTCCGGCAACGTCTCGCTGCGCAGTTTTATAAGCTCGTTCACGGTCTTGCCGTACGCCTGGACATCGACTTCGGAGCGGTCAGTCTGAACATTGATCTCCACCGCACGCAGGCGGGTGTATACGGTCTCCTCCTGCGCTCTGATCCGCGCGGTGTGGGGCGTCGTCACCCACACGGTGCTGTTGTTTTCCAGTTTCATAGCCGCAGCACCCGCAATCCTGCTGCCACGATGTTTTTGTGCAGAGTAGCTTCAATATCCTCGTAGGTATAGCTCTGGCCGCCCGCCGTGCTGCCGGTGCTGCCCTCATCGCCGCGGCGGCGCCACGCTGCGCATACAGCGTCCCGCACCAGCTTCAGCAGCGCATCCGGGGTACTGGTGCGGTTGCCGTGCATCAGGGCGGAGGCGAGAAGCCCGTCGAACAGGTCGCCAAGCTCCTCGCCCGCTTCGGACAATCCCAACTGGCGTCGGATGATGTCCAACTGCTTTTCCTTTTCTTCGGGCTTCATCGCACATCAGCCTCCCTTACGAGCCGGGCGCCGCGGCTTCTTCCAGCGCGGTTATACGAGCGTCAAGCGACGCGGTTCCGGAAACCATCTCTGCGAGAACCTTGCGCAGCTCCGGCGCAATTCCTTCCATCTTCATGATTTCATCAGGGGTCATGTTCGTTCCCTCCTATCAGGTCAAGCCGGTGATGGAGCCGTGCAGGAACGCAGGGCCGTGGTCCAGGCCGAACTGGCCGAAGATCTGGCCTTTCTCGCTGGCGCCCGTCTTGGCAAGCTCCTCATAGAAGAAATTGCCTTTACCCGGCACAGGCTGGAACACCGGGCGCACGGCGCTCATTTCTACGGCGAGCACCGCCGTCTGCGGCATGAAACGGTTCAGGGCAATGCCGATATTGCCGAAGTCCGTCTCGATCTGCTTGATATTGGTGCCTCCGATGTTGCGGTCCGTCGGCGCGTAGGAATAGATATCCGTGATGAGCTGTTTCTGCGTGCTGCCGGTCCACAAAACCATGTTGCTGAAGATGGCTCCCGCATCATACATTTTCTTGAAAAGCTGCTGCATCAGCGCCTTGGTAAGAGCTTTGCTCCCAGCCGCGACGTTTGTGCCGCCGTCGCCAGCGCACAGCGCCAGAAGGCCGCGCGTTTTGTTGGCCACATTCGCAGCGGTAGCCTTGGCGTATACGCCGTTGATGATGGTGTACTCCACATCGCGGGCAATCTTCTGCAGCGCCTTGGCAATCTGGAAATCTTTCTCATTGGGGACGTTATTCTCCTGCCCGGCGGTGTTCAGGCCGCTCATGCGTCCGGCGTTTGACATCTTCACGTAGCTGATATCCACAGATTCGTGGAAAATCTGCGTCACGTTGGTGTTCTGGCTGCGTACGATTCCAACCGGCGCAGGCGCAGTCAGCGATGCAGTCTCCGTGATCGCAGGCTGTGCCGCTTCGGGGAAATTGTACTGGCTGTCAGTCGGGAACTCGAAGTCCTCCGTCTGCATGCCGCCTTCGGTCAGGCCGCCAATGGCCGACAGGATAGGGGTATTCACTGCGTCGGCAGTGAACAGCTCACCCGCATAGTTGGGCAGGTTCCAAACGGAGCCCGTGGTCGTAATGTTTGCCATAGTCTTTTAGTCCTCCTTCTGAATGCTGAAAAGTTTGTTCTTCGCCGCCACCCGCTGGGCCAGCGGCACGTTCAGGTCAGCGGCCTGCTTTTCAAGCCGCTGGCGCTCGGTCTGCACCTGCGCGGCCACGGTCTTTGGCGCAGGCTGCTTCAGGCGCTCATTTACAGCGGCCTCGACCGCCTTTTTGAACACGGACGCCAGATTTTCAACAGTCCCCTTCACCGTTTCGGCCTTGGCGGTGCGGAAGTCGATGGTGTCCAGAAATTCCAGGGGCAGCCCGGCGGCGTTGGCCAGCTTGGATGCTTCGGCCTGCAGCTTGTAGGCATTCAGCGCCTGCTCCGCTTCATCGGCCCGCCGGATGGCCTCATCATGCTCGTGCTGTACGCGCTCGGCCTCGGTCATGTTCGCCAGCCTGTCGGCCTCCTGCTGCTTCTGGAGGGCCTTGCCGACCTCTGCGGCGATCATTTTATTCACGTCCTCCCGGGTGAACGTGCGCTCCGGCTTTTTCTCCGGAGCGGCAGCAGAGGCAGCGGGCTGCTGTGCAGCGCCGGCGCCCGCCGCAGGTTCCTGGGCCTGCCCATTCTGAACCGTAATAGTGGCCTGTTCCTGTGTGATATTGTTTTCGTCCATGTTCTTCTCCTGCGTTTTACGCCCGCACGGCTTATTTGCGTTTTACGCCCGCCGGCTTATTTTTTTGGATGCGTGTATAACAAAAGGCCCGCCGCCGAAGCGTGGGCCTTGTGCTATTGATTGAATTTTGGGCATGAAAAAACCACCGCCTCATGGGTGGTGGTTCAGTCCTTGCTGCTATATCGCTTTATTGCCTGAGAGACTTTTTGGCAATATTCCCTGTATAGGATTCCGCGTTCTTTGTACTTTTCATGTGAAAAAGGAGCGGATGGAGTGCCTTTCATAAGCTCATTAAGTTGCCTCTTGTACTCCTGTTCCAGTTTGGTGAGTTCTTTTTTTGCTTCTTCGTTTAAAATTCCCATCTCATATAACTCCCATCAATTCCCAAACTTTTGCACGTACCCAATATCTTGTAATGCTGAAGCAAAGTAACCAGGTCATCGTCAAGGCTGTAGCCTTCAGCATCAAGCATTTCAAAGGCAATCTTATCGGAGGCCGCATATGCTTCGTTCCATTGTTCCAGCGTCACATTTGCGGGTCGATTAAAACGATATCTATATTTTTCATCAAAAGCCTCCATCATAGAACCGTTTTCACGGAAAAAACTGGGGATATCATCGTCCTGCCTGTCCGAGCTGAATGAATACTCTGAATACCCTGTCGGATGGTTGTGAATAGTCTTTGCGCCGTCCAGAAAATCATCCATTCCCTCAAGATTTATGCGTACCTGACCACCCAAAATATCGTACACATCGCCTGACTTTGTGATAATGCGGATACTTTCATGGTCTGAATCCCTGTTTTTGTCTATGAAATCCCGGAATTGTTCTTCCACCTGAGTACTATCATTGAAATTTATGTGCCCAACGTTCACTGCATTCTCAACGAGTGCGCCACCATCAGAGGAAATCCCTGTCCCTCGTCCTATTCCTATTATATCATGCTGCCCGGTATCTGCAACTTCCACTGCCTGAATCACGCTGCGGCAGGGGTGCGGCGGAGGATACACGGGCGGGGCGTTGATGCCCAGCTTCAGCTCTTCCATCCGGAACACCTTGCCGTGCAGCGCCCGGCATTCGCTCGTTGTGCGGTCGTCGATGGTCGCTATGAACCGGTACGCTTTCACGCCCGCATCTATGAATGCCTGAACCACCGTGTGCCCCACGATGAAGCCCATCACCATATCGTAATAACCCGTGAATCTGCTTCCCGGTGCTTCCCGCTCCTCGCGGTTCTCTGGCGCTTCCCGTGTCTCGCGCTCCTCCGGGGGATTCTGTACCTCGCGTTCCTCCGGCGCTTCTTTCACCTCACGAAGCTGCCATGCCCGCTGCCGCCTCAAAATAGCCTGCATCGGTTCGCTGTCCATGGAAAGCTCTTTTCCCTGGGATGAATCGACAACGGCCTGCTTGGTGATCTCTCTTGCCCGGTATGCCGCATCCGCAGCCAGTGCCTGCTCATACGTAAGGCCCGTGGGCAATGGATTGTTTGAAAGCGTATCCCGCACAAATTTGGCCCCAGGAGCGTTTTTGGTTCCGAGCCGTGTAATTTCATTCCCCTCGGCAAAAGCGCGCTTGTAGGCGATTCTGGAGGCGTTCAGCAGGGCGTCGCGGTCTGTCTCTGAAATTCTGGCATAGCTGTCAGAAACAACATGCATCAGGTACAGCAGCATTGCCTCGTCGCAGCGCATCCTTGTCCGGCGCTGGGCGTCCTGCATCAGCAGCCGCAGCTCGCTGGTGCTCTCCCCTTGTTTTTTCCAGTGTGCGATGTCCCGGTGCAGCCGTTCTACCTGCGCCTTGGGCAGAAGCCCCATCATGGACAGACCGGCAAAACGGTTGAGAATGTCCTGTGCTTCATCCTGTATCGCGCGGCTTTCCCGCAGGACCGCCCTGTATACGTGCCTGTTTTCCGCATCGATGGGCCGCCAGAAGGCCAGCTCGTCAAAGCCATATGTATTATCGTTACGGCCTTGCTGTGCCATTCAAATCCCCGTCCTCGCCTGTTTTGTCATCATCCTGTCCGGGTGTATCGTCTTCGTTTCCAAGTTCCTTTGCCCGCTCCACGGCAAGCTCATAGTTCGCCGCTGCTTCGGCGTCACGCTTGGCGATCTCCTCCGCAGGGTCCACCTCCACCTGGCTCTCGCTGATGCATGTCTCGTCGCTGAACAGGCCGCTGGTTTTCATTGTAGCCGCCCGGTTGATGGATTTATCCTTGTCGGTCGGAATATTCCGCTGCATCACAACGTCAATGTCGCGGAAATCAAATTTCTGTCCTTTCTTGGCAAGACGGCCGCAGATCAGCTCCCACAAAGCCAGATACCCCTTTCGGAAGATTCGGTCCATGCTGGCCGTGTATTGGTCCAGAGCATACAGCTTATATCCCAGCGCGCTTGCGTTGTCCGCATTGGCGAACGCCTCATCCGTCATATTGGGCACACCTGTCAGCATCGTGATCTCATCGTGCAGGCTTTTCAGTACATCCAGCAAGCCGGAATAGTTGACGTCCTTCAGCAGCCAGTGGATATCTCCATCATCGTCCACCGAGATGGTGCGGGCGTTCAGAATGGCCCGTTCCTCCACAAGGCGGGCCGGGTTGGGAACCATTTCTCCCTGCTCATTCAGGATGGTGGCTTGATTCTCATAGTTGTAGCCTCTCAGCAGCAGCTTCGCCTCATCATTTTCCTGTGTCATGCTGCGGATATTTTTGCGGATCTGCTCAAAATCCTTGATGTCGCTTAGGCCAGGCTCAAAAATGGCGATGTTGTCCGGGTTTTCAAACGCCACAGCCGGGATGCCGTCCCATAAAGTGGAGCCATTGTCTCCGGTTTCCTCCTTGTAACCGTCCGAGGAAGAACGGAACGTGCGCGTACCTGATTGCGCCAAAAGCTCGATCACGGACTGAGGATTTCCACCGCTGTCCTCTTCCTTCCATATGCGCACAAGCCCGATTAGATTTACAGGCGTCGAGTAATCCCATATGCCAACTGTCTGCTTTGAATCGAAACGGGTATACACGATTTCGTTATCGCTGTTCTCGTACACATACAAATAGGCGCCGCTCATGACGACATAATCCCGCACAAGCTCCATGTACGTGGCCCCGTCATCGTTGTAGCGGCGAATATGGTCAATGGCGGATTTGAACTCACGGATATACGCTTCATCGTGCGCTCCGCCTTCTCCGCAGTTGCGGCAGCGTACGTTGTACTGCGGCGCCTTCCCGCTCAGGTATCCGGTCACCATATTGGCGATGTAGTATTCAAAAGGCACCGTTTTCTTTTGGCCGTCGTCTCCGATGATCTCATACAGTCCGTTTTTGCGGGAATACCGCTTGTACATCTCGCGGCGGTACTCCAGAATAGGCGCGATCCTATCCACCAGGTTCTGGATATTTTCGGCGTTATAAGCCTCCAGGGCTTTCTGGTTCATTTGCAGCATGCATCTTTCCTCCTGCTACACAATGCGGCCGGAAGAAAACCCCCAGCCGCTTGGTTTATTGAATTGCTCCGCGACGCCCGTAGCAGCGTCCTGTGCGTCGTCGTGGGCGTTTTTGCCCTCTTTCTGGTATCTGTACATGGATGTATAAAATTCGGGCCATCGGTCTTTCCAGTTGACCGGGAAATACATGTGATCGCACACCCAGGTAGCATGCGTCAGAATGCGCGCGGTCTTGTTCTCCCCCTGGTGGAACCATTCGATCCGGCAGCGGTTTGAACGATATTTTTCCCGCAGAATGCGCTCCACATTGCGGGCAAATCCACGGCCGCCGTTGTTGCTCTCGATGCGTGCAACCTGGCACCCTGTTTCCGCAAGCCTGCGCGAGGTCTCTTCTTCGGTCACTTCCATCCCAGCCTTGGTAAAGTACACATCCAGCACAAGCGCCTCGTTGTTGTAGTCCGCATATGTGATGCTGCACAGATAATCCTCGCCCTGGTCGGCGGTATCGGTGTAGTTGCGTATTTGCAGCGGGATAGGCTTGCCATCCGGCTTACAGGGAAGCGTGGTGTATGTTTTGAAAGACTGGTATAGCCTGCCCTGCAGGTCAATGGGAATCTGCTGATAGTTTGCGGACGCGATTTCCGGGCTCATGGGCCGCACTTTCATTTCATAGCTTGCGCGGCTCAATATTTCGGGGCACAGCATAGTGCCGTCGTCCTGCAGTGCTTTTTCAACCAGCATCCGGACTTTTTCGCCGGCCCCTGTAAAATGCTCCATCGCACGCCCGGCCAAGTCTCCGCTGGCCCACCGCGTCATGATGATGAGGATTTTCCCTCCCTCCTCCAAACGGGAGAGCATGGTGTCAGTGAACCACTTCCAATGGGCTTCCAGAACGTTCTCGTTGAATGCCTCTTCCGCCAGTTTGATAAGGTCGTCGATGATGAGCCACGTCGCACCGAAGCCCGTTGCCGTTCCCTTCGGGCTTGTGGCAAGGTAGCTCGAATGATTCCCCTCCAGTGCCCAGCGGTTCGTAGCGCCGTCGCCGTATTTGATACGAGTTTCCGGAAAGATATCGCTGTAAACTATAACGTCAGGGTCTGCCTTCTGCTCGCTGATGCCGTTGCGCACGCCCTTGGAGAACGTAGAGGAAAGGTTTTCGTTGTAGCTGCCAGTCATTACTTTCACGGTATTATCGCGGCCGAACAGCCATTCCGTGAACAGTCCGGCGGTACGGCTTTTTCCGTGCCTCGGTGGCTCGCATACAATCATCACTTTTTCATTGCTCTCCGAAAAGCCTTGCAGCTCATTGCACAGGCGCACCAGATGCGGGCGGTCCGGCTTATAGAAGTCTCCGGCACGCAGCCGGCAGTAATCCCAAAAGCAGCGCCGTGCCAGTTCGATGCGCGCATGCATTGCAATTTCCTGTCTATTCATCCCCCGCAAGCCTCCGCAGCTCCTCCGTTGTCAACTCTGCAAATGGATTTTTTACTTTCAACTCGATGCTGTGCTCCCCTTTATCAACAAAACCGCCTGCGGCCCGGGCGCGAAGCTCGGATGCTTTTAGGCGGTCCTTAATATCATATTTAGCATTGCGCATCGTATCGCTCCAGAAACTGTTGATCTCTGCCATGTCTGCAATACGCGATTGCTCCAGCTCCCGATTTCTAGCGCTGATTTTTTCCTGAACGCCACTAATTGCCACTAATTTTGACGCATTTCCCCGGGCATACCGCTCGGAATAACCGGCGGCAATAACGGCCTGCTCCTTGTTTCCACCATTTTCGATGTAGGCATCTGCGATGGCCTGCTGCACAGCAGGATCTCGGATACATGGCATTATTGCCGCCCCTTTCTTCTATCTTTTCAGCCTTTCAAGTGCCGTTTCAAAATGAGCTTTATCAATCTCAAATCCTACAAAATCACGGTCAGAATTGCGGCATGCGATAGCTGTTGTACCACTTCCGATGCAACAGTCTAGTACAAGCTGCTTCGGATTTGTATAAGTCCGCACCAGATATTCAAACAATGCTACCGGTTTTTGCGTTGGATGAAGTCCTTCACGTTGGCACGAAAACGTGAGAATCTGCCGGGGCCAATTGGTGTATTTTGTTTCGTATTCTTTATTTAAAGTCTTCTGGTCGTACACACAATCGTCTTTTACTGCGCGTGGTTTTGTATGAATCGGTTTTTCTGTCGCAACCAATCCTTGCGGATTATATGTAGGTTTTTTGCGGTAGAAAATCACAATATCCTCTACGCAGCGCAGTGGTTGAAACTTGGCGAAAGGAAACCCTGTCACCATATTTTTCACCCAATACCAACAGTATCGAAAATTCTTCTGGTTACTGCCAATCAACTTTGTAGTGAACGGCTGCGATGCAGTAAACACCATTGCTCCGTCTGGCTTTGTAACGCGCTCAAGTTGCTTCCAGAGGAGATCAAACGGAATAATGCTGTCCCATCTGCAGTCCGTCATACCATATGGCAAGTCTGTTAATACCATGTCTACACATCCGTCTGGAAGTAGCGTCATTCCAGCAATGCAATCCATATTGAATATTTGATTTTTGTAATCCACTTTGCGCTCCTTTCGCAAAGCGACCGTGACCATAACAAAAGGGCCGCCCGAAGGCAGCCCTTGCGAAATTCCTGCGAATCGCTCGGCTTTCGTCTCGCTTTTCGACATTTTCATCATACACCAGCAAGCTTGCAATGTGAATAATGCAAAATAGGGCGTTATAGGGCAATATGAGAAATCGCTCTATCGTGTATTCTTTTCGCTCGATAAACTGCCGCGTCATCCGCTTCTTGGTACATCCCCCATGCAACCTCTCGCCATGGAGTGGGCCTGCAATGATCTCCGTCCATGTACCGCAATCGTACAACCTCACGTTCCAGAGGATCTTTCAAAGCATGCACAGCGTTCTTGAGTATAAAGATTTCCTTCTCATTTTCGGCAATAATCGGGCGAATTTCTTTCTCGTACTCTATGTATCGTTCTACCGCCACAGCTATATGGCTACCGCCGCCCCCTGTATGCTGACTTCCATCGTATTCTCGCGCTGCTGGGATCTCAGCTCCGGCTTTCATCCGTGCCAGGCGTTCACGGCGGTTTTCGTTTTCTTTTTTCAGCGACAGATATTTCATCAGCCGCTCTTTTTTCTCCTCAGCCTCCGTGATTTTCGCCTCCTCGTGCTATCTTTTCAGTATCCAGAATGATTCCCGGTATAGCGGCCGAGTATCCGCATTTGAGAGCAGCATTAGAGTGGCCCACCCACGTGGCGATATATACTCCACACGGCCCTGACGTGGTAAATTATCGGCCTTGAACTCTGTGTACCCTTTGCGATATGTCATCGCTGGATAAATTACATCTACAACAGCATCTGCAGTTGCATTTTCTATATACGCAACCGGTGGAACCGCCAGCGGGCGAACGGATTTCATCGCCCATCCCTCCCCGCGGCAATGCAGGCCAGCGTGGCAAGTTCGCCTATGAGATTCGTGTTGTCGATTCTTTCGTTGGTTAATTCGGCGCGCAATTGTTCAATGCGATTCGCTGCTGTTATAAATTCCGAACGCTTACATAGTGTTGATTCCCATTCGTCCATCATGCAATTAGCATGTAACCGTAATCGCTCCACAAGCTCTTTATCTGTCATAGTCGGCCTCCTTATTCGCTTCATGCGTGATTACACATCCATCATACAAACCGCCAGTTCCAGCTGACATTACTTCCATTTGTAAATTGTTTCCTTTGACGTAAACATAATTGAGAAATACGCATTTTATGCTATCCGGTAAGTCAAACGTTACTTTCATGCTCTGCCTCCTTCTCCTTCAGCGCGGCCTCGGCGGCTTCGCGGGTCAGAAAGACGGTTTTGCCCATTTGGGGGATATCGCTCCACCAAAATTCTGTTTCTCTCACATAATCAGCCCCGTCAAGTTTTCTTGCATGCGAATAAACCGGACTTCCGATTTCGCACGGCAGCACCACCAGCCGCCCCTCTTTCTCCGCCTGCGCCAGCTCACAGAGGTGCTTCGATTGTTCCAGGCACTTTGTAATATCGTCGGGGTAGCCACACTTTTCTGTTACAACCCCATCGCTCGTCTTTCCGTCGCACTGAACGCAAATAGGGGATATCCCTCCAATGGAATCCCTGATTTCCTCCGGCTCCAGCCCGGTTTCCTCGTAGGCGGCGAGGCGGTCAACCCAGTCTCCACTGTATTCTGTATCGTCGATTTTAAGCCGCCATTTCCCACCGTCAAAGTATGTATATCTTTCCATGTAAATCCTCCTACCATCTGCGACCATCAACAGGTTCAAAGCGATTTTGGTCGAGCCAATAATGCGGGCATTCTCGTAATCCGTATAAATAGGCCAGATAATCTTTTCCTACATTCGCATTCCCGCAGCCAAGGCCTCTGCCATACAGGCATGTGGAGCAATTCCGCGGCACTTTTTTAAACTCATGTACTTCTATTTCTCGCATTGTGAACCCTCCCGGCGCTGGCCGTCCCCGAGCATCAGCTGCCCGTGCTGGTACGCCTGATACAGTGTGCGGCCCTTACCATCCGTCATGTACGGCAAAAACACTTCGTCCACCTGTACGTTGCCCGCCTCTACAAACGCCATCTGCGCCAGTATCCAATCTCGAATATTCCTCCATGCCGTGCGCTCCGCCTGCTCGACGTCCGGTCGAATTTTCTGCCGCTCAAAAGCAGCCATAACCCCCGGCGTGTTTGCAGGAAGCTGAAACAGCATCCCGCCTTGCACGGTTTGCAAACCAAAAGTAATTCCTACGGGCCGTCCCCGGTCGTCATAATCCACCATGATTTTTCGCGCGCCGTTCCGGGCAAGCGCGCCCTGTATTTCTCCCAGGCTTTCGAATACGTCTATTTTTGTGGTGTAGTTCTTAATCGGCATATCCACGCCTCCATTTCTTTCCACCGCAATAAAAAAAGTGTTCTGTAGGGTCCCATTCGTCGATGAGTGGTTGCACGATAGCACTTGCTGAAGTCTCAAGATCACAAACATGATCTCCATCGCCACAATACAAGAAGTGTTCGCAATTGAAGCAGCTTTTTGCTACATCCTGTCTTCTCCCAAGTCGCGTGCGTTCTGAGTGGCAACGTTTTTTCTTACTCATGGTCGGGATGCTCCTTCCGCACGACTTCGACGATATAATCGCCCGAAGTATTCCCGGGCTCACATTGGATAATCGTTGCGCAAATGTCTTCTTGAAGACGATTTACATCGCGATTTATATACTTCGCACCCCAAATTTCGATTATGCTATCTTCTCTGGATTTAACCATGATGTAATCCCTCCACTACTTCCTCCTCTGGTTCGAGATCCCCTGATACACGCACCACCAGACGCTCCGGACTTCCGTACCGCTTAGCCACGCGCAGCTCTACGATGGCACTGTCGTCGCGGTAGGCTACACCGTTCAATGCGTCGGCCACAGTTTTCGCGATATTGTCCATGTCCGGTTTACATGTGGGACGGAGGATATTCTGGCTACACAATGCAGCCTTTTTCTTCGGATAGGATTTGGGTATTGCAAAATATGCATCTACCTCCAAGATAATCGGCGGCGCGAAGCGTATACCAGCATGTCTCTGCTGGTAACAGAGCATGATTCTGTTTTCATACGCCGCCGTGCCGGCGGGGGTGTACATGCGGGCATGTCCGCCCACAACACTGGCCCGGGGGCGCCCTTTGCCCTGTGGTTTTCCCGGGACCTCAAAAATTACTCTTTCCATACTGTCCTCCTTGACGATGCCCGCCCGGTGGTTGGCCGGGCGGGCGCTGTATTATATCTTTCCGGGGCGGCGATCAGGCTGGTGACGCTGCGACTCAATGCTGCTCACGATGTAATCGGGAGAACTGCATCCTTTTTCGTAGGCGATGGATATAGCGTCCAGGACCATTCCCAGCTCCATACCATCGGCGGCAGCAAGGACCTTTCGTTCTTGCTCGGGCTTTATGTCCTTCACCACCTCACGGCAAAAGGCGACGATCTCCCGTTCTCTCTCTGACCAACCATCGTCGAACCCGTCGTCGTTCGCGTATGCGTGCGCGCGTATACGACGATTGTTATTGTTATTGTCTTTGTTATTGTATTTGTATTTGTATAGCTGGACTTGCTGGTCGGTGCTGGATTTGCTGGAAAGTGCTGGTTTTTTGCTGGCTTTTTGCTGGACAAAGCGTCCGTTTTCGTCTTTTTCTGCGGATGCAGCCCTGATGCGTCCGGCCTCCCGGCGCTTTTCAACAATTTCCTGTCGGCGGATTTCAGCGCGCATCGAATTGTCTGCGATAAAAGAGAATGCCATATATACGTTCCCATCCTTTGGGAAATCGGGCTGAGTACCATCGCGGCCATACACCAACAGCGCCATAACCAGAGCGCCGACCTGTTCCAGAGACAACAGCCCAAGCTGTTCAATATACGAATAAAACATCGGGATGTATTTTGATTTTTCGGCGTCGTCCGGCATTGTTCGTCCTCGCTTTACTCGTTATCGTTGCCGCTGGCGGAATCGTCCGCTGCATCCGCCTGTGCGGCCGTAGGAGCGCTGTTCCCATTGGCTTCGACATTCTCATCGGCAAGAATTTCCCCGTCTCCTATGGCCTCAAATTCGGGGTCCTGCGTGTGGGATTCATCCGCATCGGAATTGTGCAGTTTATCCGCCATTTTTTTTGCTTCCAAAGTGTCGATGAAGAAAACCTTCAGGTAATTGAAATATACCTTTTCCGCGATGGTGCGCAGTTTGTTCTGCAGGCGCTTACTCAGAGACAGGCCCCCCTCTTTTCCCGGGTTGAGATATACATCGCCATCCACAAAAACAAATGCCAGTGCGGAGCCTTTGGTGTTATATCCCACAGGGTTGTCCAACATGCTCATCTGGCCATCCATGGTACCGTCCGGCGTTATGATGATGCGGACCGGATACTTGTCCCGAAGAAATTTATACGTAAACCCATTTTCGGCGCAGACATTCTCTAATTTTTTCAGTTGAGCGTCCAACTGATCGTGCTCAATGTATGCCATATTATATTTCCTCCTCTGCAATGATGATTCTTTTTCCGGTGGCCGCGGCGACGGCCCGGCGCATAGCGTCGGGGTCGCCGTGCCTGCGACTTATATGGAGCAATCGGATGTCTTTCACGCGGCTCAAGTTCTGGTGTGTCAGAAAAGCGATACACTCCTGTAAACTCAGGTGGTTGTCGATTATACGCTGTGCCTGATATGCGTTGGTATCCGCCATGCTTTCGGTTCCCATGTGGTTGCATTCAATCAGAATGTGGTCAAGCGGCGGAAAAGTATCTTCGGCGCGGCTCGTATCTGTCAAAAATACTAGGCGCTCACCGGTGCGAATGGATTCCAATAACCACCCCAACGGCTCTGCGACATCGTGGTATGTCGACATTGGGAGCACGGCAAATGTCCCAATGTCAACCCGCTGTCCGTGCTGTACCCGATGATACCCAGCGCTTTCATGTATTCCTAAGAATCCGGCCGTCCCCGCGCTGCAGTAAACCGGGATGCCGCGTGCCATCACGTCGTGAACCGCCCGTGCATGGTCGCCATGCTCGTGTGTGATGAGACAGGCGTCTACCCGGGAGAGTGTGAAGCGGCTCCGTCGCATCAGCTCACGCATTGAGATACCGCATTCCAACAGGAGTGTGGTGGTTCCATCGCCCACCAGATATGCATTGCCTGTGCTACCGCTGGCCAGTGTCTTTATTTCCATACAGCCTCACCGTTAAAACGGAGCGGTGGTAACGGGCGGAGCCGCCGGGGCCGCCTGCTCTACTTTGCTGGTTGGCTCCACTGGTGCAGGTGCAGGCTCGGAGCGGGGCGGTGCCGCAGGCGGCATTTCTACTTCCTGCGGGCCGGATGGGAGAGCATCCATATCAGGAATTTCACGATATTCGGCGTCGATGGTGTTGTCGGATTCCGATACCGCCATGCTTTTGTAGTAGGCGGACAAGGAAAGTTCATTTGCAAAATCCTTCGGGATAGGCTTGACTGCATTGTTGCGCATTTTACGCAAAATCATCCGCTCACGGCTCCCCTCCATCCAAGCGGGGGAAATGTATGGCTTCAGTTCAGGAATGTCGAGGATCTCGTCGATGTCCTTTCCATCCATCAGAGCTTTCAGCTCGGACTTACGCGCATCAATTTGCTGTTTCTGCTGTAGCGTGGCCTTGTAACGGCTTTCTGCAATGCCGAAGGTTTCGTTCATCATGTTGTTGTTGATATGGGCGACCAAGTTCGCACGGACTTCGGCGCGCTCACTGATGAAATAGCGCACGGTGCCGTCCGTGAAGCGTACAGGATAGACGACGCGGGCATATTTTCCAGTGCCGCAGCGTTTCCAGGTGGGCGGCTCTACGTCGATTCCGTGGTGTACGGGATAAGTAAATTCATCATCTACATGAACATCCCAGTATGGATATACCTCTTCGACGCCATGGCCAAAGTTTCTCAGAATGACGTCGTTGCCATCTCCCTCAATGCCCATTTCGATGGAGGTTGTCCAGTTCCCATCCGGCTGCTTTTTCTTGCGCGTCTGGAAATAACATTCCCGCGGTCTCGAAAATGCGTTCAAGCGGAGCGTAGCCACCTGCTGCAAAATTTGCATGATTTCACTTTTTTGAAGCGCGGAGATTCCATCAAGGCCCGCTCCAACGGCTGTTTCATGCATCATTGTCAGCGCATTTTCCATGCATAGATGTTGATAAAGGTCCACCGAGCCACCATTGGAAATCTGTTTCTCCACCAATGGGATGTATGCGGCCCCTGTTTTCTGTACGATAGTGCGATAATCCGGCATTTTTGCGATTCCGTTATTTTCCGCCATAATATTTTAATCCCCTTTCAGCCCCAGTTTTTCGCCGGGGCTTACATTCAAATTGATGACCTGTATTTCATCCGGCAGCGTTAAATCGGTAACGCTCTCCCGGTTATCCAGGAACAGCGGCAGCGAAATGTCCGCCGCCCGGCTGAATGCCTGCACGATCTCCACGTTCGCCTGCATTTTGGACGCGGTATTCAGAGCGCCGTATGGCACACCGTCCACCATTGCCTCGCAGACCTCTCGCAGACCGCCGTTTTTCTGCTGCTCAAACAGTTTGAAGCGCACCGTGGGAAAATGCTTGTTGACGCGCTCGGTCAGAAGTATCACCAGCGTGCGGGTATATTCCTCGCACATAGACAGTCCGCGTTCCGCTTCCTCCAATTGATGAAGCGTGTCACGCTGTTCTGCCTCCAGCTCCTGGATACGGGTTTCGAGAGCCGCATTGCGTTCGATTTCCGCCAGCCGCGAGGTCATTGCATCGGATTGAGCCTGCATGTCCGCCAGTTTCTGGCGCTTTTCCTGAACAACCTGTTCGGCCGCTTGGGCGCTGGCCTGGATTGCCTGCCGCAATTCTTCAGCTCTGGCTTTCAGCTCCTTTTCCTCCGCATCCAGTTCCGCGAAAAGTCCCATCTGTGTTACAGGAGGCTTCTCTGCAATCACCATATCATAGGCCGCGGCCGCTGCCCTGGCCGCGCGTTCGCATGTATCCAGGTCCTCGCGCAAGCGTGCCGCTTTTTGCTCCATTGTTTCCACGTCCTGAGCGGCTTTGGCACCCTTGGCCGCGATATCCGACAACCGTTCAGATTTGGAAACGTTAAAATTCTCCTGCGCCTCCTGTACCAGTTCCGCAGGTAATGCCTGTCCGCAGGTCGGGCATGTCTGCGCAATGTCGGGTACTGACCCGTTCACTTCCACCCATTCAACCCGCAGACGGTCACGTTCGGCAGCCAGGTGGTCCCGTTCCAGATTCAAGACGCGAAGTTCTGCGGCAAGCGTTTCCGCTCGGCACATTGCATTTTGTTTTCCACGGGCAGCGTCATCAACACGACGGTTGTGCTCTTCCAGCCATCCCGCATTACCGGACGCCTCCAGCACGCGGCGCTTATTGGGAATCATCTCCAGATACTGCCGTACTTTTTCAAGTTCCTGCTGGTTGTGCCGCTGCACAGCGTCCGCCGTCGTGCGCTCGATCTCGTACTGCAGTTTGGCAATTTCAACGTTGAGCTTGCTGCGCTTGTTTTTGATGTCCCCGGCGTCGGACATAGATTGCAGCTGCTTTCGGTTTTCGTCGATGCGCGCAGGTAACGCCGACAGGGAATCCTTATACCGCTTGCGGCGTTCCGTGCAAATCCGGGAAAATTCATCCACGGAATGCGTCCCCAGCATGCTTTCCAGGTCGGAAAGCTCGGGATTGGCAGTAAATACGTCCGCCGGCTGTAAACTGCCGAACTGTTCCAGCAGAAGGCGGCGCCGCTCTTTATAGTCCTTTGTTTGCTCCGAAAACCAGGCTGCATTGAGCAGCAGCGGAAGCAGCTTTTCCGGAAACATACCGAAAATGGCGGAACTATATTCTCCTGCACTCACAGGAACTTCGTCGATGAAATAGCGCGTCTCGTCACCGTTATATTCCGTTTCGGCGCTCCCGCGGCGTTTCGTCCAGCGTTCGCATATGGAACGCTGCAAAATGAGCGTGCGCCCGTCCGGCATTGAGAGAGTAGCCGTCACCGTAGGACTGCAGCCGGACAAGCGGTTCCCGTCTGTTCCCAGCGGAAACACATTGTAGTTCTCACGTCCCTGTGCGTCCTTACCCGTCAGGAGCCAGAGGAAAGCCGCCATCAACGTGCTTTTTCCGGTTCCGTTTGCCCCCTGTACTGTGATGCGGTGCCCGTCGGGAGTAAGTACAAAATTCTTTATGCCGCGAAAATTTTCGATGTCCAGCTTCAGCAGTTTCACAACATTCAACATCATTCACCCCTTTTCAACCAAGTGTCATTTGCGTGACCGCTTGAGGACGTGGTTGCGGTACCTTATCCGGCGGCAGCGGGCCGTCGGTGATGTGCTTCAGCAGCGGGCGGATTTTCGGAGTGATGGTGTGTTCCTGTACGTCCACCGCCACGACTTTGGCCAAAGTACCGCCCAGGCGTGTGTCTGCATAGACGATATCGCCCACGGCAAGCCTTTTGTCCGCAATATACGTATATTCACGCCCACTGTATATGCCGGGCTGGCTTCGGTCAGCGAGCTGCACAGCGACATAATTTGTTTTGATAATAGTGCTCATTCTTGCTCCTCCTCAAAATCTTCGTCATCGTCCCATTCGCAATCCCAAATGCGTCTTGCAGCTTCAAGAAGCGGCGCCGCGGCGCTTGAAAAATCCTCGTCGGAAAGTTCTTTCGCAACTGCCCAAAACGATGCCCGAATGCCGTTCAGCGCCTGCGTGGCGTTTGCTGCAAATTCTGCCGCTGCCATATATGTGGCGCTCTCTGCACTGTCAATGATTTTCCGTGCGTCGTCCAGATCTTCCTGCATGCCACGCACTTGCGCTTGCAGCATAGACGTCATTTCCCGGGCTTTTTCACCGGCTCGACGTTCCACTTCGGCGGGGTCTGGCTCCTGGACAGCTACCTCCACAGGACGGGCTTCCAATTCCTTGATGCGCTCCTTGGCATCGAACAGCTCGCTCATCACCGGCCTTGTTTCCAGCGCGTCGGCTTTTTCCTGCGCATGCTTTGCCTGCGCCCGGGCTGTGGCAGCTTCGTCGCGCAGCGCATCATTGGCGTAGCGCAGGCTTTCCGCTTCCGCGGCGGCCTTCTCCCGCGCCTCGCGTTCGGCTTTCAGCTGGGCCTCCAGCTCCTCTCGCTCTCGCTGAAACTGAGCGGCTGTAGTAATTTCGCGTTTTTCGACCTTTTCAACCAAAGCAGTTGGAGCCTTTGGATCAGAAATGAGCTGTAACAACCGTTTTCCGATTTCACCGCTTTCAGAGAGTTCCGCAACAGTTGCGGAACCTAAAACGGCGCGTCCAATATTGAGCATGTTGCGGGCGCTACCCTCACTCAAACCTTGGGATTTGCACCACTCTCCCCATTTTCCACCATAGTGTGCAGCTAAAAGTTCGTGCGCATTTGATACCGCAATGCATGCTTGAATGTATTCTCGCATGCTGTTATTTCTATGACGTTGAAATTCTCCAGTGATATCCACCAGCTGGTCCACCGTCTGTGTATCCAGCCCGGAGTAGTCAAAGGGCGTGGCCTCCGGCTCCGCTTCCAAAGAGGCAGGCCCAGCAGCGGACAGGCTTTGTGTCGCACTGCCAGCATCCGCAGGGCAGTCGGGGGCCGGCAAGGTGTTTGCATCCATCGGGGTGGTCGATGTTTCCGCCGCCTCCGGCGCAGCACTCCCGGACGTGGTCGCAGCAGCATCCCCATTCGGGGCAGGTTGATTGTTGCATTTTTCCATTTCCTCATCTCTTATTCGTATCGCCGAATATTCAGGGCATTGTGGAGTAAAGCAAGTGTCATCGGCATTAGATGGGCATTCCTTTTTGCACTCATGGCCACAACATCCCTCGCGTTTGCAGGTGACGCAGAGGCAGCGCAGGTTCAACTTCTGGGTTTTTGTTGTTTTTTTAGGACGTTCAGGAAAAACAGGAGTGTCTTTCTCTTCACCACTCCCCTCCACAACCTCCGGCGGCTCGATGCCCGCCGGACCGGATACCAGCTCCCAGCCGTCGCGTTTCGCACGGGCCTCCAAAACTTCCTCTAGGCGTTCGCGATAGATATTTCCGATATTCCAATTCGCACACCATTTCCAGGTGGCGCTGTTCGCCGGGTCACGGTACTGCATCACATATGAGCCGTGTTCCGGTTGCGGGCTTACCCGGTACAGCCAGCCCGTGGCTGGGTCTCTGTATATCAGCATAGTGTTTGTCTCCTTATCCGTCGCGGCAGCGTCTTTGTGTGCCGCTGCCTTTCCTTGCTCAATATCGCGCAGAATTTTTTGCTTTTCTGCATCGGCGTCCATGTCTTTCCGGTGAAAGGTTTCATCGAAAAATTCAGCCCATAGGGCACGCTTCGCAGCAATTCCCTTTTTGTTTTGCGAGCAGGCAAGCGTATACCGATACCGACCTTCGTCTACATATTCCGCCGTCCGGATGCGGTCCCGGGAGAAGCCGCCGGAAAGCTCGCCATTGGGATAATGCTCTTTTACCCAATCGCTCACACGTTCAAGAAAATCAAAGTCCAGGCTTGTGATTCGGATGGTCGTTTTATCGTCAAGATGGCCGCGTAATTCCGTACGGTATTCCAAAGTTGGCGACATGCGGCATTCATACCCTTTTACGTCCATAACCATTGCATGCCGTGTATGGTCCCATTCGGTCGGCCCCCAGGGCATCAGATACGGGCAGCCCTCGCAGCCCTCTGTCTCCCGGTTCCCCGTGTTGTCGGCATTTGCGCTTTTATTTACCGCCCGGCCGCACTTGCAGAGGTATCGGTTCAAAACCAGTCACCCCCGGGCAGGACGATGGACTTCTTCACGGCCTTTAAATCGTCCTCATACACTGCTGCAAGCTCATGGCCGCAGCGCCTGCAGAACACGACCGGCCCGCGCAGGAGCATGTCCATTTCCGGGATCATGCACGATATCGGCATATCTTCGGGCGATATCTCGCCGCTGGTGATGGCAAAAATTCCGCTGGAACCGATTCTGTTTTCGTAGATATCACCGCCACAAAAGTGCTGCATCGCTTCGGTGGTGTCTAGAAGTGCCGGGATTTCGTTGAATTTCGGGGCCTCGCCCGGGCGTAATGTAATAACTCTCATTGATGTATACCTCCTTGATGTGTTACAATGGAGACGGTCGTAGGGTTCAACTTGACCGCCTGGCGCTTGTCCGTGTTCGCAGCACGGGCGGGCGCCTCTCTTTTTGTCTGTTTGCTGTAGCTCCATGCTGCAATGCCGAGCAGCGCCGCGACGGTGAACAATCCTGTCCAGGGGGCCGTCTGTCCGCTCACAATACCATCTAAAACGGCAATGGAAAGAATCGCCGCGGTTACGGCAGTCATTCTAAGTATCAGATGATTCATGTGCTACCCTCGCTTTCCTGCAAATGCCATCCAAATGTTCCCGGCCGATTCGCAAAATCTCACGGCGTACCTGATCGGCGAGAAACTGATGAAACGCGGCATAATCTGCGGCGGAGGCAGGCTCCAGAACGTCCAATATTTCTCCGGTTTCCCGGCTGACGATCAGGCGCATGATATCCTCCTTTTAAGCATGTGTTTTTTCTTCTTTGGCCCGGGTTTCATTTGCATCGTAAAACGCCATGATGTCATCCGTGCTGATTCGCAGCGTTTTTGAGCCTGCCAACTTGCTGGCCCGCAGGCGGCCGCTGCGTACCCACTCCCGGACAGTGTCGGGGGAGACCTTCATCAATTCTGCGGCCTCCTCTACGGTGTGCAGGGGCATTGTTCCACCTCCTTAAATGTCGATTTTTTCGGCTTTTTTGTTGCCTTTTCATGGAGTATGCCTTGCTTTTTTTGGCGTTTTGTGGTAATTTGAAGTTGCTACATTCAATTTAATACGCAAAACACCTTTTCTTGGGGCATACTCCATGTAAGGCTGGTTTTTTGTTCCCTTTTTGAGGGGACATTCTTAGTATATCTAGCAAAACCTAGAATTTCAAGAGTTATTCTAGGATAAGCTAGATATTTGTTGCATTGTACAATGATTGGTGGGTAATTATGTTCAATTTCGACAGATTAAGAGCCCTTGCAAAAAAACAAGGAATGACCATTACGCACTTGTGTAATATCGTCGGAAAGAAGAACTCGTATATTGCAGATAGTCAAAACAAGGGGATAGCGATTCCTCTGGATGCCGTTGAAACTTGGGCTTCCGCACTCCACACAACCCCCGCTTATCTGCTGGGAGAAACAGATGATCCGTCAGAAGGCAAAAAAAATAATCCCGCCACCGCGCAGGATGCACGGCAACGGGATATAGTGGTTTTGACGCGCATGGCGTCGCAATTGCCTGAAGAAGATTACAATCGGCTTGTGAAAAACTTTGAGGATACCCTTGATATATATTTGAGAGCACGGGGGCTTGACCCGGATGACTATCGCTGATGCGCAATGCGTAGCTACATGGCTTTTACTTCAGCAGAACATCAATTCGTTGGCTACTGATTTACAGGGCATGGTGTTCGCAGGCGCTTCGATTCTGATGGATACAATACAGGGATATTGTTCAAAAACGGGAATGCCTCTCTCGGAATTTAAAAGCCGAGGACAGTTTTTGGACGGTACCAGCGTGCCCGTAGGGCCGGGATGTCTTGTTCTTTATAACCATGCTCTGCCCGTTGGCCGCCGCCGTTTTACAATTGCACATGAGTTGGGACATGTTTACCTTGGCCATAAGCAGCGTGGCGTTCAGCAGGAAAATGAAGCGGACTGGTTTGCTGCGCAGCTGCTGATGCCTGAATGCATTATGATGGAGCTGTGGAGCCGGAATGGATGGCTGGTGCAGCATGAGGTGTCTGATTGGTTTATGGTGTCGGGCGCGGCAGCGCGGCACCGTATCGGGGAGATGCAGCGCAAGCGCTGGTATCACATGGGTGAGCAGGAGCTGGAATTGGTGCACCGCTATTTGCCTTACATACAGGAAGAACTCAAAAACCCCTATTTGGTTTCAGTTTAAGTTTTAAGGAGGCCGCACTACATGGAGCATACATTGGAGCGCGCGCCCCTACTGTTTCCCATTGGAACAATCATCAATGGCCCTGAGCAGGTGGTTTATTGGGAATTTACTCGTTCTCCCCATCTGCTTATTGCCGGCGCATCTGGAAGCGGAAAGTCTACATTTCTGCGCAGCGCTTTAGTGGAATTACTTGAACTTTGTCCAGGCGATTTGCTTAAACTTATAATAATCGACCCCAAAGGTGTTGAGTACTCGGGATATGACAGCGTTGAAAATATGCTGATGCCTGTCGTAAAGGATTATACGAAAGCAATTGGCGTACTTGCTGCTTTAGCTGTAGAAATTGAAAAAAGGTATGAGCTTTTTGCCGAAATTAAAGTACGGAACATTGAAAGTTATAATGAGGCAGTGAACGAAGTTTCTGGGGCCGAGTTGATGCCTCATATTCTTGTCATAGCTGATAGTTTTGATATTGTTTTAACGGCACATAGAGATGAAGCAGAAGGTTACATAGAGCGCATTACGCAGGCTGGTAGATCGGCGGGAGTACATCTTCTGCTAACCACGCAAAGTGTACCGGGCAAAAATTTTTTGTCACAGTTCCCGAGTAAGTTATGTTTTAGGATGCCCGAAAAGAGCGATAGCAAAAAAATTTTGGGAGGTACGGTATCTGAAAAACTCCTCAATGAAGGCGAAGCAATATTTTACTCGGCTGGAGTATTTCCGCGTGCGCTGGTAAAAACAGTTTTTAAAGAAGATTCCACTATTGATAATTTGCTGGAAGAAATCAAAGGGAAATCAGCCGCAAATTATAGTGAGAGTTTTATTCAAGAGATTAATAGGTATGCTGCGCCGGTGCAGAGTGAAGAAGTGGAATATGATGATAGCCAAGACCCAATGCTCAAAGCGGTTGTAGAGGTTGTCATCGACGTGGGACAGGCGTCTACTAGCCTTCTGCAGAGGCGATTCAAATTGGGCTATGCACGAGCAGCCCGCATCATGGACGAAATGGAACAACTCCACATTATCGGCCCATATGAAGGCTCGAAGCCCCGGCAAGTGCTCATTACTCGCCAGCAGTGGATTGAGATGATAATGCAAGAATCGCACAACGAAGCGTCACCGCAGGATGAAGATGTTCCCAAAAATCAATTGGCTGTTGAAGCGGGCGATTGCGATGAATCGCAAAACTCTCGTTGTGCCACTCAGTTGACATTGCCTGGAGAAGAAGAAAACTCGACGCCTCCCCGATTGTCGTCTTTTGATGCGCCAAGCTACGCGGAGAATCGTCACACAACAGAAAAGAACAAGCCAAAGAAGCGCTACACATTGCTTCCCACAATAAAGTCATGCGATAGCATGACGGGAGAGCAGTTTGAGCACTTTTGTGCATCGCTTCTCCGGGCGAACGGTTTTCGCAACGTAAAAGTGACGCAAACCAGCGGGGATTATGGCATTGACGTGCTTGCTCAGAAAGGCATGGACAGCTATGCGATTCAGTGCAAGCGCTACACTTCACCAGTGGGCAATCATGCAGTACAGGAGGCGTTTTCCGGCGCTGCGTATTATGGAAATCGAACCCCTGTTGTGATGACAAATCAGGAATTTACTGCGGCCGCCGTTGAAACTGCAGAACGCATTGGCGTTCGGTTGTGGGGGCGTTCTAAGTTGGTACAGATGCGCAGTCAGTGTGCACCGCTTCCGTTCAGAGTAATAGGATCTATCTTTCGCGCAAGCCTTACAGTTTTGAAGCCTGTGTTGCAGGTTTTATTTGGAAGACCGGCGGCTTTTATCGCATCATTCGGCACATTGCCGTTACTATTCGACCTATTGATTCATGGTTACATCGGTTCAGAACCATCAACAAAGGGCTTTTGGTTTGACTTTGGAGTATTAGCTATTGAGTGGCTAGTAGTCCGATATGCGCTTTCTTGGATATGGAAAAAGATTTCTGGCGGGAAATAAAAGGTTCTTTATGTATGGATGCCTTAGAAAGGGAAACGATATGGATGAATTTGCTGCCCGCCCGGTAGCCGATATTCTGGCCCGGTACTCAACAGACAATCAGAATCCCGTGACCATCGACGTTCAGGTGGAAAAATGCCGCGAATGGTGTGAGCGCAATGGTTATCAGGTGGGAAAAATATTCTCCGATGAAGCTGTTTCCGGCATGAAAGAGACCCGTGCCGGTTATGAAGCCTGCATGATGCACTTGGGCATGGGCGGCGCGCAGCTTGTGGTCGTATACGACCAAAGCCGTATGTTCCGCGAATTTACCGAGTGGTTTCAGTTCCGGAAAGACGTGGATATGCTGGGAGCACGGGTGGCCAGTGTGACGCAGCCAATGGTGGGAGGAGATCTTAAAGACCCCGCAGTATTCATCAATGAAGCTGCAACAGCGATGCTCAATCACGCGCAGGTTCTGATAACGCGCCAGAAAACAATAGATGCGCTGAAGCATAACGCCCGGGAGGGCAAATCCTCCGGCGGTAAGCCGCCCCTAGGGTACGATCTTGACAAGGACAAAAAGTATGTGGTCAATGAGCATGAAGCAGGGGCCGTGCGCCTTGTGTTTCAACTATTCGCACGGGGATTCAGTTACGGAGAAATCGTAGACGAATTGAACAGCCGAGGATATCTTACAAAACGGGGCCAACCGTTCGGGAAAAACTCCATTTTTGACCTGCTCAAAAACGAAAAATATATCGGCCGCCTTGTTTACGGCGCCACCAAGGCACAGGCGGACGGACGCTGGAATAGTCACGCCAAAAGCAAAGAGGACGCTATTGTGGTTGAGAACGGTGTACCGGCTATCATTGAACAAGAATTGTGGGAGCAGGTACAGTCCCGAATCCGAACACGCAAGGGGGCTGGCGGGAGATACAGTGCCAAGCGCGAATATCTGCTCACCGGCCGTGTATTCTGCGGTGACTGTGGCGCCAGCATGGTGGTGATGGGAAGCAAGGCATCCGGTTACCAATACTATGAGTGCAATAATAAAAGGCGTACACATACATGCAAAATGAAAAATGTTCGTACGGAGTGGCTGGAACAGACGGTCGCGGCCAGTATTAAGCAAATGCTGAATGAGCCAGCCAATATTGAAATGCTGGTTGATGTAGCACGCGACCAGGAGCGGCAAATCACTACCGAATACGATACACGTCGCGCAGAGTTGGCATCCCGGTATACGCGTGTATGCCGCCAACTGGAAAATGGTGTTAACGCGCTTTTGGAAGGCGTGGTCAGCGCGGAGCTGAAAGAAAAGGTCAGGCGCTTGGAAGAAGAAAAGGCAAAAATCGAAGCAGAAACGGCAGAGCTGAATCAATATAAGGGCTATGTAGGGCTTGACGACGCTACGATTCGCCGCTGTGTAGAAAATGTGGCGAAGGTAGATATTGACACACCCGAAGGATTAAAACTTATACTGGCCGTTGTAAGCCGCGTGAATATACGCACAGATACCATCGAGATTAAAACATTGATTTCTACGGATGGGACAGATCCTGATCCAACGAAATCCAGGCCGCAGCACCCGGAGTTGTTTCCTTCAGAAAGCGCAAGCGGTGAAAAGTACCATACAACACCCGAAAACGGGTCGGGTCACCAGATGAAAACCGCACTGTACAGCCAAAAACGGTTGTACAGTGCGGTTTTTTATGCATTTAAAATGCTGCGACAACGAAATGAGAACATCTTTTATGCCCTGTTCGTTTCCGTGCCGGCCAAACAGACCCGCATGGCAGGAAGAAAGGGCATGCTGCTATTTTTTACTTCAATAATTTTCCGCCTTGATTTCGGTATAGCTCTGGGAATGCCCGCATACAGGGCAAACTTCCGGCGAGCATGCGGCATACGTTACGTTTCCGCATACCATGCACACCCACACGGTGGGGCGCCCCTTACAAAAAACCTGGCAGTCCTCAATGTTGGCAGCCAGCTTGTTGTAACGCTGTTCATGCGTTTTTTCAATGTTCCCCACGCGGGTGAACAGTTCCGCCAGCTCCTCAAAGCCTTCACAGCGGGCGGTACGGGCAAATTCGGCATACATCTCGGTCCATTCATAGTGTTCCCCGGCTGCCGCGTCCCGCAGGTTTTCCAGCGTGCCGGGCACTTCGCCGCCGGAAAGATGCTTAAGCCAGATCTCGGCATGTTCCTGTTCATTGCGGGATGTTTCATCAAAGATGTTCCCCATCTGCTCGTAGCCGTCTTCACGCGCACGCAGCGCATAGATCTTATATTTTGCACAAGCGTGCAGCTCGCCCGAAAATGCGGTCTGCAGATTTTTCCACGTCTGACTGTGTTGCAGTTCCATGGTCAATGCCTCCCGTTATATTGA